GGGGGGGGGTCCAGCCCATTAAACGTAAACCCCGTAGCTCAGACGAGCTCCTCGGACGCCACAACGCCACAAGGCAACCTCGCTGCAATAGCAACGCTGCAGCTAAATAATCACGGGTTCTCAAAAAGCTTCACAGAACACGTAATCATAATCGGGCTCGTATCGATAAGAGCCGATCTAAACTACCAACAGGGCTTAAATAGGATGTGGTCCAGATCTACTAGATGGGACTACTACTGGCCAGCACTAAGCCATCTTGGAGAACAAGAAATAAAAAATAAGGAAATATTCGCAGACGGAACCGCAACAGACGAGCTAACATTCGGCTATCAAGAGCGGTATGCAGAGTACAGATACAAACCGTCGTTAATCACAGGCGAATTCCGCTCAAATCACGCACAATCATTAGACACCTGGCACCTAGCACAAGACTTCGCAACACTCCCAGTCCTCGGTGACTTGTTCATCCAGGACAATCCACCAGTAGACCGTATAATAGCGGTCTTAACAGAACCCCACATATTGTGGGACTCGTTCTTCAACCTAAAATGCGCCCGACCAATGCCCATGTACAGTGTACCGGGCCTAATAGACCATTTTTAATGGCAATCTGGGGCGCAGTAATCGGAGCCGTCGCTTCATTAGCGGGCGGTCTCCTCAGCGGGTCTTCAGCTAAAGCTCAAAATGCCGCAGCACAAGCTGCGTCAAGGGAACAAATGGCGTTCCAAGAACGCATGTCTAATACACAATACCAGAGAGCAATGGCGGATATGGCCAAGGCGGGGTTAAACCCAATATTGGCCTATAAACAAGGAGGCGCTGGAACTCCAGGCGGCTCAACCTACTCACCAGTAAATGTCGGAACAGCGGCAGTCTCCGGCGCTGCAGCCGGAGCAACATCAGCACTAGCCGCGGTAAGACAAAATCAGGAACTAAAAAACCTAAAGGCAGACGAAACACTAAAAGGGAGGATGTCTGCAACAGAGTGGCAAAAACAACGACTACTCATGATACAAGCCCGCGTAGCGGGCCAAACTATACAAACTAACTCAGCGAAAGCTGCTATAGGAAATCAAATGGGGAAATTCTACGAGGCCAATCCATGGGCCGTATATCTTAAGGAGGGGGCGTCAGCGCTACCCTCAATCGGCTTAGGCCTCGGAACACTAAGAGGGCCACGACGCCGTGGCCCAGGTCAAAGAAGCAAACCAAAATTCCAAAGACGAGGGATCGATAGCATCCTCGGCAAGAGAAAAAGGAGGTAAATATGCCTAACATCAGATCAGCTTATGACCAACACGAACGCGTATCAATAGACTTCTCTGAAGTCGAGATGATGACAAAGCAGGAGGCTGCGGCCGAATGCGATATAAATAACATCATGAAAAGATACGAAAAAACAGGTCTCATAGACCATACAAATAAACACGGTGGCAACTATGGTGATTTCACGGAAGTACAAGACTTCCAAATCTCACTTAACCAGATCGAGCGCGCGCGCGCCATGTTTCAATCGATCCCAAGTGGCATCCGATCACGTTTCAATAACTCACCTCAAGAGTTTCTGGACTTCGTATCAGATCCCGACAATCTACAAGAAATGCGGGAAATAGGCCTTGTGCCAAAAGAAACGGAATTACAAGAAAACAAACCGGGGTCGGAAGCCGAACCCGAAAAAAAGGCACATGCCGTAAAAGAGCCTGAAAAAGAGCTCTCATCAAAGCCCGAAGAGGGCGCAAACTAAGGCCGTAGGCCCAAACTGTACTCGACCCCTACTTGATGGTAAGAGTACACGTGACAGCATAAAGGAGAAAATCATGCGCAAACCACGCAGAATTAACCCTAAAAAGTCACGAAAACTGTTCAAAAGAACAGCACAAAAAACACACCGCAAAAATCGCGGTGCATCCGTTCAACGCGGCGGCTTCAGAATCTAAAACAGTGCACTGTACACGCCCGTTAATCGGGTACTACTCAAAAATAATAAATCCTGAAACCGGGAAGCGTCCAATCGTCTTCAGACGAGATCAGGCGCTCCCCGGACAGGAACAAATAACGCTATCATGCGGCAAATGCATCGCATGCCGACTACGCTACGCCCGGAACTGGGCGATCAGATGCGTACATGAAGCAAAAACAAATGAATTAAATGCCTATATCACCCTCACATACGAAACCAAAAAGTTACCTCACATTCAGGACAATCCGGATTATCCAATGACATTGAGACTAGAGGACTGGCAAAAATTCATGAAAAGACTTCGAGAGAAGTATGAAAATAAAACAATAAAATTCTTCCATTGTGGGGAATACGGCGAGGAACTCGGCCGCCCTCACTACCACGCATGCCTCTTTGGCATCGACTGGGATGATAAAGTCAAATGGAAAGAAAACAAACACGGTCAAATGCTATACACCTCCGAAACATTATCCTCACTATGGGGATTGGGGCACTGCTCCTCGGGGGATGTAACCTTCAATTCAGCATCGTACGTAGCACGATACCTACTGAAAAAACTGACCGGAAAACAGGCGGCGATAAACGACTGGACAAATCCAAGCAACGGGGAAGTACTTCGCCGCAAAGCCGAATACACAACAAACTCGAATCAATTAGGTAAAAAATGGTTCGAAAAATGGCACGCAGATGTCTACCCTGCAGACTATCTAATAATGCGGGGCAAAAAAATCTCACCCCCTCCTTACTACGACCGCCTATATGAAAAAATGTTCCCGGAGGAACACAAAGACGTTAAAGAAAAACGTCAATACAGAAACACCCAAAGAAAACAAGAAGCCGGATCAAGACGGCTACATCAAATAGAGCAAGCCCATGAGGGGCGCGCGAAAGCTTATAACAGAAACCTCGGAGAATAAAATGATCGTAAAAATGTTCACCGTCTACGACAGTAAAGCCGAACTCTATCTGCCTCCATTCTATAATCAAACAACGGGGCAAGCAGTTCGAGCATTCGGAGATACATGCAATCAAAAAGATCATCCATTCAATAAACACCCCGAAGACTATACGCTCTTCGAATTAGGGACCTTCGACGACAACACAGCAATCATTGTATCAAATGATGCGAAAACATCTTTGGGGACAGCGATAGAATATAAGGCAGATGCAGAACTGCCGGCTAGAGCTCATACATTAGGAAACCAAAAACTAGAGGAATATGCCTCTAAATCAAATCCACAACAAGTAAACTTAGGGAAAAACTAATGCAAACAACAATGACACATCAATTCAGCACAACACCGGCTGCTGAAATACCACGGTCGTCCTTCGACCGCTCACATTCACTAAAAACTACATTCAATGCCGGGTTTCTAGTCCCGATCTTCATAGACGAGGGCTTACCCGGAGATACATTCAATCTTCGCATGACGGCTTACGGCCGATTAGCGACACCATTGCACCCGTACATGGACAACCTATTTGCAGACACCCAATTCTTCGCAGTCCCAATGCGCTTGCTCTGGGATAATTGGGAAAAATTCAACGGGGCACAAACAAATCCAGCGGATAGCACGGACTACGTAATACCAACGGTGGCTGCGGCCACTGGGGGATGGATAAACGAAAGTCTCGGTGACTACTTCGGGATCCCAACACTCATAGATCCCATGGTAACATCCGCCTTGCCCTTCAGGGCATACAATCTAATCTACAACGAATGGTACAGAGACGAAAACTTACAGGACAGTCTCCCCGTACTAACAGACGACGGGCCAGACGATCAAAGTAACTATAAACTAACCAGAAGGGGAAAGCGGCATGACTATTTCACCTCGGCATTGCCCTGGCCCCAAAAGGGTCCAGCCGTGGCTTTACCCCTTACAGGAAACGCACCAGTCCTTGGGCTGGGCGTATCACAAGCTTCAGAAGCACTACCCGGCGGACTAGTACAGTCAGACGGAACAATAATGACCCAAGCGCAAGGCTGGCAAACAAGGTCAGCGACACCAACGATGTATTGGGGCGAAAAAGACAGCACACCTGGCGAACCAGATATATCAGCCGATCTAAGTGCAGTCACAGCCGCAACAATCAACGAATTGCGCCAAGCCTTCCAAATTCAAAAACTATATGAGAGAGACGCTCGAGGCGGCACTCGATACACAGAGATCATCAGATCTCATTTCGGCGTCGTCTCGCCAGACGCACGCCTACAGCGTCCAGAATACCTCGGGGGGGGGTCCAGCCCATTAAACGTAAACCCCGTAGCTCAGACGAGCTCCTCGGACGCCACAACGCCACAAGGCAACCTCGCTGCAATAGCAACGCTGCAGCTAAATAATCACGGGTTCTCAAAAAGCTTCACAGAACACGTA